TAAGAGAGTTAAAAAAGCGAAAACAATCAGAACAATTGTTGCAAGCACACTTGCACAAAGTGCAGAACTTGCATCATATGGATTAGCATTCGACATTATGGATATTGATAGCGGTTTTTCAATTAGTGATAAAAACACAATGCCACCTATAACAACCACCCAAAACCATCCTGAATGTTTCTTTTCCTTTTTCATAGTTTTTTTATACTCCTTTCGGCTATACTATTATTAGTATAGCATCTGCCTTAATAATTATTATAACTACACACAACAACATTTGTCAACACGAAGGAGCAAAATTTATGAATACAAAGTCAAAGATTATAGCACTTATCAACAATATTGAGGATGAACAACTTTTGAAATTCATTTACAATCTAATAACCAAAGTAATAATTGAACATATTTAAACTGGTGTAAATCGACCAGTTTAAAAAGCAAGTTACAGGCAAATTAAAAAGGTAGGTAAGGACATTAATTTCCTTACCTACCTTTTTGGTTACCCGAAAACTTTTTTGCAATACTCTTTGAAAACTTTTCTTTGTTCGGGTGTCAACTCAAGATACTCTCTTATGATTTTTTCGTCAAGGTCATCAATATCATACTTTTCTTTAATGGTCATCACAATTGAGTCATCAGAGTCTGCATCACGGTTGCCCTCTCCGTACATAAGCCAATCATAATTGATATCGTATATACGGCACATCAACATAAGCAACGGCTCTTTCGGTTCAACTCTGCCTGTTTCGATGTTTGCAATCACATCCCTTGTTACACCTAACTGTTCAGCAAACTTCGGTTGGCTCAACTTATGTGCTGTTCGGACTTCCTTAACTCTTGCGATAAGTTTGTCATCCATCGTATTCCTCCTTTCAACTACTATTATAACATCAAAATCGTGTATGTCAACACGATAAAGCGAAAAAAATTCAAAAAAATTATTAAAAAGATGTTGACAACACGATTTTAAGGTGCTACAATAATGTTATCAACACGAAAGGGGATTGCAAAATATGGTAAATAACACGATGAATACAACATCATCTGAAAAAAAAGATAGTGCATTGGAATTTGCAAAAGTGTTAGAAGATGCCAAGAAAAGCGGTGTCAAAAATAATAAGTTTGCAATTGCACTCACAGCCTTTAAACTTGGCTGTGCATTAAAGGAAAAGGAAGAGGTGAGTAAATAATGGCACGAGAGAAAGAAACTTACCGTTCAATTCTCGACAGGCTCGATGAGAGATTTCCAAACAGGGAACTTATCTCGCAGAAAGACTTTGCGGATTTTCTCGGTAAGAGCCGATTTTTTATTTACAATAACTTTGAAGACCTTAAGGTTGTCGGAGGCTATCCCAAAACATCAATTGCTAAACTGCTTGCGAGGTGAGCCGATGTACGCATTTCTTATGTTATGTATTGTGCTTACCGTAGGTGCAGTTTTTATCTGCGACATCAAAAAATAAAGGAAGGATGAAACACACTATGACAGAAAAAGAATTTATCGACAGCCTTAATGAAGAGGCTGTTGTCATCAGCAAGGCTGAGTATGACAGATTGAAAGGCGGTGAAAACAATGGATAAGTACGGTTGCGGTAACTGCGGTCATACTTGGTATGATAACGAAGAGCCGACAAAATGTCCGAAATGCAAAGACTGGGATATATATCCTATTCTTGTATGCGAGGACTGCGGTCTTGAGGATGCAAAGGAAGATTTCCCCTACAACCGACTGTTTGACGGAATGTGTGCCGAGTGCTTTCAGAAGAGTATATCGGATATTAAGATAGTTGATTACATCGTTTGGTGTGTTCAACTTTCCCTAAAAAACAAAGGATATAGTGATGTCACTGCTTGCAAGATTGTCGATTACTCATACAGTTTAGATTTAGACTATGGAACAGATAATGTTGCAATTTTCGCTTTGTTAACTAATCTTTATAGACTCTTACACTTAGAGGGTAAATGCAGAAATGAACAGGAAGAAGCTATCTGTGAAAATGCTCGGGAATGGGCGTTTGATGATTTAGAGGCTTTCTACGATGATTGGTGGTGTGAGCATGGGCGAAAATAAACTCACAGTCGGTCAGGTTATGGAACTTGTTAAAAAATACAATTTGACCGATTGGAAAATTGACGGAGCAAGGACAGGTAAAACCATTTGTACGAACTATTACCGCAGTAATATATATAACTCGCCACTTTATTTTCACAAAGAAGTATCGTGCTTGACTACGGAAATTTACAGTACTAAACGAAAAGACGAAATACAAAACACAGTAAAATCAAGGCTTGTAATTTCAGTTTCAGGCGAATAAATAAAAAAGGAGCAAAAAAACTATGAACTTGTATGAAATGACAGAAACGGCAAAACAGCTTATGCAGTTATTCGAGGATGGCGATATTCCCGAAGATGCTGTCAATGACACTCTCGAAGGTATCGGAGTGCAGGACAAGCTCGAAGATTACTGTAAGGTAATCAAATCTTTTGAGTATGACTCAGATACCATTGACCGAGAGATTGAAAGACTCAAGTCAGCTAAGGAACGCACACAGAAAGCTATCAACAGGCTCACGAAAGCTGTTACCGAGTATCTCGCAACTACGAAGAGCCGTAAAGCAACGGCAGGTACATTTGCTTTATCACTGAGAAAATCAGAGTCGATTCAAATTACCGATGAAAGCAAAATCCCTGAAAAATTCATTGTAACCAAGACAACAGTTAAGACAACTCCCGACAAAACCGCAATTAAGAAATTTCTTAAAGAAAACGAGGAAAATGCGGTTGAAGGTGCGATGCTTGTTGTCAACGAAAATCTTCAAATTAAGTGAGGTGTGACAAGTGTCAATTTTTACTAAACTGCTTGCGATTCAAAAAGAGTTAAAAGCACCGAAATCACAGTATAACCTTTTCGGAAAATACAACTATCGCAATTGTGAAGATATCCTCGAAGCGGTAAAACCGCTTTGTGAAAAGTTTTTGGCGGTATTAACTCTCGGTGACGAGCTTATGTTAGTGGGCGACAGGTTTTACATCAAAGCAACTGCAACATTAACGGACACAGAAAACGGGGAAACCGTAAGCACGGTTGCATTTGCGAGAGAAGAACTCACTAAAAAAGGTATGGACGGTTCTCAGATAACAGGGTCAAGCTCTTCATATGCAAGAAAGTATGCACTTAACGGACTCTTTTGCATTGATGACACAAAGGACTCTGACACTCTTAATAACAGTAAAGAGTACACAGCACCACCAAAGGTGCAAAAACAGCCTACAAAGCCTGCACAGCCACCAAAACAGGCAAGTAATGTAATTATATGCCCTGTATGTGGAAAGCCTGTACAGGCAGTCAGAGCAAAAGACGGTAGCGGTTACATTCCTGCCGATGCCATTATAAAGCAGTACGGTAAATGTCCTAACTGCTTGAGGGCAGAAAGGCATCCTAATAATGCTTAACAGGGTAGTGTTACAAGGACGGACAACCCATCATCCCGAATTGACTTATACGAAGAAAGGAACGGCTATACTCCGTTTCAGCATAGCCGTGAATGGCATCAATTCAACAAGCTTTTTTGACTGTTTTATGAAAGGTAAAGATGCCGAATCTCACGAACTGATGGGCAAAGGCACAGAGGTTTTTATCGTAGGGCAACTGATGCAAAGAAGGTATAAACGGAAAAATGGCGAAAATTCGTTTAAGACGGAAGTTTTCGCTGAGGAATGTAATTATATTACTTTTTCGGATTATGACGGTACAGGGCAAAATACGGCAAGAAATGAGGTGATATACGGTGGTTGAAGGATTCATTATTTTCCCTCGATGGATGTACTCAGACGGAGTGCTGAACGGTGACCGTGACTACTGGTCGGTATGGTCTTATTTGATGTTCAATGTCAATTATTTTGACACGCAAGTCATCACCAAAAATGAAGTTTTGACAGTACATAAAGACCAAATTTTCACAACTCGAAGAAAGATTTCAGAGGCAATCGGAGTGTCCGAAACTAAGGTTGACAAGGCATTGAAACTCTTTGAGAAGGTCGGTTACATCAAAATGAAGTCGGACAGGCGAGGACGGCTTATTTCCTTGGCTTTTGAGGAATTGCGAACCAAACCGCATACAACACAGCTACAAAAAAGTGTTGATTATTGTGCTGACACACTACAACCTTTTGGCAGTCAAGAACATTGTAATGCAGACGATGAAACACCGCATAACGATGCGGAATTTGGCAGTTTTGAAACCAAAACAAAACCGAAACAAAACCAAAATAAAGCTGAAACAAAACCGAAACAAAACCAAAACGCATACACAAAAGAAATAAATAAAGAAATAAATAAGGAAAATAAAGATATATTGTCGAGCAACCTCGACACCGCAAAATCTGTTGTCGATTACCTCAACGAAAAGTGCGGAACTAAATACAAACACTCGTCAACGGAAACACAACGGTTGATTGTCGCAAGGCTCAATCAAGGTTTCAGTCTTGAGGACTTTAAGCGAGTGATTGACAACAAGGTTGCCGATTGGGGTAATGACTCGCAGATGTCAAAATTCCTCCGACCGCAAACGCTGTTCAGCAACAAGTTTGAGAGTTACCTCAATCAATCGGTTACCGTTCAGAACAAGTCGGTTGACTCTTGGCGAGATTCATCTTTTAGCATCGAGGATGTCAGCGGTTTTCATCCGTTGCCCGATTTGCCCGATTTTTAGAAAGTCAGAAAGGAATTTGGAAATGCCAACTAACTGGGATGCAGTCAACGCACAATGTCCGTTCTACTTGACGGAAACAATCAACACGATTACCTGTGAGGGAATTATCGGTCAGACCGATGTACACGGTTTTCACTTGCGAGCATTCAAAGCAGAACACAAAAACAAGTTTTGCAACCGCTGTTTTAAGCGATGCAAGTATTACATCGCATTGATTGATGAGAAATATCCCGAAGAAAAACCTTCAACGAAAAAAAGATGAAAAATCTACGATGCGTGAAATGTGGCAGAGAGTTTTACTCTGCGACAATTCAAAGATGCAAATTCAGCAAATCGGGAGCGTTAGTGTGTATGTACTGCTGTCAGCGGAAATGCAAATACGCACAACCGCATTCAAACGGAATGAGGTGTGGATACAACAATGCGAAGCAAATACAACAATCATAAAGTCCGTTGTTTGGGCGAAACCTTCGACAGTATGCTTGAGTGTGAGAGATACAAGTATCTCAAGGCTCTTGAACAGCAGAAAGTCATATCGAACCTGCGGAGGCAAGTAAAATATGTCCTCTTGCCCTCTCAGAAGGATTTTAGGACGCAAAAAACAATCGAGAGGGAAATTACATACCTTGCCGATTTCGTTTACGAGAAAGGCTCTCAGACGATTGTAGAAGATGTCAAAGGATTGCGAACCGATGTGTACAAGATTAAGCGAAAGCTGATGCTTTACTTTCACGGAATCCAAATCAAAGAAGTTACAAAGGAGATGTCAACTTGGGCGGTTTAGAAAAGAACGAATCAATATCCAAAGAACAGTTGATGTTCGAGAAGTGCAAGGGCGATGTTAAGATACCGCCATTCGATGCACTCAAGGTACAAGAAAGACTTAAAAAAAGCGTGTTTAATCGTTTTCAGTCGATAATGTCGGCATACAATCTGACAGGCATCAATTTTTACAAGTTTCTTGGTCGAGGATATCAGCTTAACCTTCCGTATCTTACGATGCAGGACATCACATACGCACTTAAAATTACACCGTCATATCTTCTCTGTATTGACGATGTTAACAGATTTGAGGAATACAGGGCAGGGTATATATCGCTCGGTGATATCTTGCACTACATATACGAAGAGAATATGATGTCTGATGTTGATTTGGCAAAGGTACTTGAATGCTCGACAACATCACTCGGTAAAGTAAGACACGATGGTGTTCTTCCTGCAAGGAAATTCATTTATAACCTTGCAAAGCAGTTTAACCTTGATATTAATAACCTTTACGGCTATTTCAAAAAATAATTTAGAAGGAGAAAAACAATGAAAAATGAATTAAGAATCACATTTGACATCAATGATAACTGTGAGGTAGAAATCCACGGTTTGTCAGGAGCAAAACTTATAATGGCTATCAACGAATTAATCATCCGCACGAAGAAAATCTCTGAGGAGTGCGGTGTTTCCAAAGATAGCACAATATTCAACAGACACATTCGGAATGTTGTTGACAGGGCATTAAATGGAGAACACTTCACCTCAGAAGAAGATGTTTCAAAAGAGATGCTTAAGGATGCTTTCACGGAATTGGTTAATGACCTTGGGGCAAAATCAAAACACGAAACCGAGGAAAGAAAGAAAAAGATTAAGAATAAGAATCCGCTCAAGAGGAATCTCAACAGAGAATCAGAACCGATTCTCATCGTCAAGAAAGTTAATGACGATAAGGCTATAAGCAACATTAAAAATATCGACTCAGAACTTGAATTGATGTCGCTGACAACCTCAGCTGTTGCCACATCTATCGTTGTTGCAAAAAAAGAGGGATATACAGGCTATACTAAAAAACTTGTTGAAGTCATCAACCATATGGCTGACGATTCTCTTTTTGATAATTTTGTAAAAGAGGTGTAGACAATGAAAAGAATGCTCAACAGGATGTCTGATACACCTGTGTATAGATATTCAACAGGATTTATAATTGCTATCTTATCAGCATTAAAGTCAACACTTATGTGGGTACTTGAGAAAGGCTCTCTGTTTCTCGGCATCACCGCTATTATAGCGGTGACTGCGATTGACAGTCCTGCTTACAGATTTATTGTGCTGTTAGCGTATATCTTTATTGCACCGATTTATGCGTTTATCTCACTTCGCAGAAAGGAGCATCGCAAATGAAAGCTAACTGGAAAGCACGCAACAAGCAGTACAATGACCGCCAAAAGGGCGAAATCTTTGATGTAGGCATTGGCTACGGTCTTGAACTTGCCTCGGTTATATTAAGTCATCATTTCGGCTTTGGTGCAAAAAGATTGTATCAGCTTAACATTGAGGCTCTTCATTACATTCACAAGATGAAGGATGATGCAGAGCAGTACACCGAAGAATACAAGGATAATGTCGAATACGGCTCAATTAAGATGCACAGAGAGTTTGAGAAGATTATGGCTCTCAAGTATCACGGCATTGATTATGGCGAAAAGCTGAGAAATACAATCGACAGCGGAAGTTATTTGAATACAGAAATTGAGGTGGATTAAATGAATAAAAAAGAAAAACCAATCTTGAACTTGCAGAAAGGCTGTCCGTTTTGTGGTAACATGAATTTAGTTTCGGGATACAACCCGACTCAGAACGAGGTAAAAATTGCTTGCAGAAGTTGTAATTATTTTATCACTTTCAAAGTAGCACCGCCTATGTATGTGCCGTATTTAGCAGAGAAAGTATGGAATTTAAGAGCCGATGAGAAAAAGCCGACAGCGGAAAATACAGAATCAACAGCGGAGGCTATCTTATCAGAACTCAAGGATATTAAGTCATATATAGCTGAACTGGCAGGATATAGTCTCGAAAAATGATAGATTCTGAAAAAATCAAAAAAGCGTTAGATGCAATGGATAACGCAGACCTGCAAAAAGAATATAACCCTATTGCAAGTCAAAAACATATGGAAATGATGTTGAAAACAGCAAGACCATATTTATACAAAAAATACAAGGAGTGGCAAAAAGAAAATGTCAAATAAAAGTTTAGGCTGTTTAACAGCAATCGCATTAGTTATTATCGCAGTTATTACTGTTCCTGTGCTGAATTTCAGCAATGACCACAAATACACCGTAACAATCACCGATAAAGAGCGTGTGACAACACAGTTTACCGAAGATAATATCGACAGCAAATATCTTATTTACGGTGAAGATGAAAACGGCAAGACTTATGTTTTCGAAGACACAGATACATTATTCAGAGGGAAATTCAACTCGTCTGATGTTTACGGTGCTCTAAAAGAGGGCGAAACCTACGAATTAACAGTTATCGGCTTTCGTGTTCACATTCTTAATTGGTACGAGAATATTATTGATTTTAAGGTGGTGAAATAATATGTATCACGGTATCAAATACAAAGGCTTACGCTATAAGCTCTTTGCCATCCTTTGGAAACGAAAAAATCGCAATTGGAAAGATTGTGCGAAAAAACGCAAGTCAATGAAAAAAGATTGGGAAAGGAAGTGTAAAAATGATTGATTGTTCTAAGACTGAGAACTATCTTGCTGAGAAAAAGAGAATGACAAAAATAACAAACACAGGTGTTTGTGAAATTAAGTGTACAAACTGCCCTTTGAACGAAAAAAATAATGGTAAAGGAAGGCTTTGTGTAGATTATGAAATGCATCATCCCGAAGAGGCTATTTCAATAGTCCAGCGGTGGAGCAATGCGCATCCGCGAAAAACATATCTTACAGAGCTCTTGAAACATTATCCAAACGCAGAGCTTAGTCACGGAGTACCAAAAATTTGTCTAAAAAAATTAGGAGTTGTTTCGGGTTGTGCAAAAACAAAAAAAGGTGACTCGTGTATTAGCTGTTATAGTTGTTGGAATCAGCATATTGAGGACGGTGAAGAGTGATGACAAGAGATAAACTTGAGAAGTATCTTGGTAATGATGTTGAAATTATCCTTTTTGACGGCACGGTAATTGAGGGTATTTTACATAAGACAGGTGAAAAAGCCTTTGAAAACAACCCTGATTTGACGATACCGAAGTTACGCTATTTTTGTACTTATGGTGATAATGTGGTTGACAGGTGTGTATTTAAGTTATCCCACATTAAAAAAATCAGCCGTATAAAGATTAAGATTGAAAAGATTGATAATACTGCACACGCTCAATGGGTAGTCAGTAAATTTGCAGATGATTTTTATCGTTGTACAAGGTGTGATTCAGTTTGGAACAGAGTTTTTGATTTTTGTCCAAGTTGTGGTGCAAAAATGAATAAGGAGTAATACAAATGAGAGAAGTTACAATAGGAGATTTTGTAGAAACAGTTTACGGTGTTAATGGTATTTTAATTGATGTAAGAAACACTCGTTATGGAACAACTGCATATATCGCTACAGCTGATGGACGAACATTTTATTGTCCTGTTAGTGCTTTAAAAGATTGTATTTATAATGGGTGATATTTAATGAAATATTATTATAAACTAATTAACAATGAAACAAATGAAATAGAGTGTTATATAAAAAGTCCTGTGTATATAATTCCTGAAAAACTTTGTGATGTATTTGAAATTAGTACACATCACGCTGTAAACTGCACAAAACAAGAATATGAGGAAGAGACATATGATGAAAATATCTGAACTAAAAACCCAACCCCGTCCGTTTTGTGGCTTTGATGCAGAAGTGGTAAAGGTCACATATCCAACAGGTTTACAAGGTTATGAAATCAATTGTATGCACGAATACAAATGTTATTTATTCTGTGCGACTGAAACGGCATATTGGGACTCAGCAGAGGATGCCGTAAGAGCGTGGAATCAGCGTGAAGAAGGTGAGTAAAACAAAATGAAAAATATTAAAATCTTGACAGCAAACGGCACAGTAAATGATTGCTTGAAAATTGAACCAAATGAACACAGCGACACAGACTTAGCTTGGCTCACTGAGTTAGCAGATAAGTTTTCTGCAGAAGAGTTACAAACAATGTATGACTCAATTAAAACACGCAGAGAGAAAGATGATGCGGAATTGTTCGTTGACAAGGCTGTCGAAAAGCAGATACCTATTTCCCCCTCAAACAAAGCCTATTGTCGCTCTTGCGGTTTTAAGCTTTCAGGAAGTGAAAATTATTGCTCAAATTGCGGTCAAAAGCTGAATTGGAAAGGGCAAGAATTTGATTTGCCTTTCGATGATTTGACCGATGAATTGAGTTTGATTGAAATCGAAACATCCGTCCCAAAAGTGCTGATATATCCGAATCTCATCTATTTCAAACAGTAAAAAAGGAGAAAAAATGATGACAAACTTTGAAAAAATAAAATCGATGAACAAAGAGCAGATGACACGTTTTATGCTTGATATTATGCTTGACACATTAAATAACAATGTTTGCGGTTATTGCGAAAATTGTGATGCTCCTTGTCTTGGAAATGAAGAAATTATTAGAAAATGGCTTGAAAGTGAGGTGGTTACGGATTGACAGCGAAAGAGATTAAGGGCGAAATAATAGATTTTGAACCGTATCGTGTGGAAAAGGAGCTTGAACAATTTAAGGATTACGATGAAAAGAACTTTTTTGCAGATTGTTATGTTAGTGACGAGTGCAAAAATCCAGACAGTTACGGAATTGTATGTGTAAAATGTGGAGAGTGCGGACGCACTTTTACAAAAGATGGAATTTTAAAGGAGAATGATAGCAAATGATGAAATCCGTAATGAAAATTATGCTTGACAAGGGAGCAAAAATGCCTAAAAAGGCACACGCAACAGATGTTGGGTATGACATCTGTTCACCGATTGATGTAGTTGTGCCTGCTCACAGAAGTGTATTCATCGACAGCGGAGTACATATTCAGATTCCGATTGATGTTGCAGGAGTGCTGATATCTAAGAGCGGATTAAATGTTAAACACAATATCACCTCAACAGGATTGATTGACCCCGATTACACAGGCTCTATCGGTGTTAAGCTGTACAATAACAGCAGTACAGATTATCGTATCACCGCAGGAGATAAGATTAGTCAGATAATGTTCATTCCATATATAACAGCCTTTTTCAAGGTGGAAGATACTCTGGATGAAACAGAAAGAGGCGATGGTGGCTTTGGCTCAACAGGTAAATAACTGCTGTTATAACTGCTCAGAGAGGCATCTGAGATGCCACAGTAATTGTGAAAAGTACAAAGCATTTAAAGAGGATGTACGGAAGAGAAATAGCTACATATGGGAGCATATCGAATCACAGAACGCTCTTGCAAGCAGTATTATAAGTCGCAATCTAAGGAAAAATAAAAATCGTAGATAAAACAAAAAGAGCATCTCATCTTGGAGATGCTCTTTTTGTTTTGCCATAGGAGGGTGAGAGTATTGCATTTATATCAAGAAGGTAGTTGTAGAAAGGCAGGACGGACAGCCTGTTAATTGTTGTTGTGTTTCAACATCCACAATTGAAACACACTGAAAGATGGTGTTGTCGAATGCCCTGCCGAAGTCACGCAAACAAGTCATCGGACAACCTCTGTCCGTCCGAGTCATCAGAAGATGACAAACAATGAAAATCACAGCAGAAAAAGGACTCCTGCTAATTTAATTATAACACATCCATCTCGAAAAGTATATGTTTGAAAGTTTATTTTTTTGAGGTTAGTATTTCAATGAAAAAAAGCACATAATGAAGTCACTCACAAGGTAACATAACGAAAGCGAAGTGATGAAATTGAACCCCGAAGTTATCGTGTCGCTTGTATCCCTTACAGGCACGGTTATTGGCTCTCTTTGCGGTGTGTTGGCAAGCAATCGTATGTCAAGCTACAGGATTTCAAAGCTTGAAGAAAAGGTTGAAAAGCACAACAATCTGATTGAGAGGACTTACAAAATCGAACAGCACAACGCTGTTGTTGACGAGGAAATTAAGGTCGCAAATCATCGCATTGATGACCTCGAAAAAATCAGCGAAAGGAAAGATTGAAAATGAAAAAGATTTTCACCAAAAATTGGGCGAAAGCTACGGCGGTCAGAGCGATTAAGACTGTTGCTCAGACTGCTGTTGCGACAGTCGGTGTATCTGCCGTGATGACAGATGTAAACTGGATTGCGGTAGGCTCGGCAAGCCTTTTAGCAGGTGTATTGTCTGTCTTGACAAGCGTTGCAGGACTGCCCGAAGTATCAGAAAGAGGGGAATAACAATGAAAGTTACTGCTATTGATGTTAGCTACTGCCAAACAGGAGTTGACTACAACAAAGTCAAGAACAGCGGTATTGACGCTGTGATTATCCGTGCGGGATTCGGTAAAGAAACCTATCAGAAAGACTCTGAATTTGAAACGCATTACAAGAACGCTAAGAAGGCAGGTCTTGCGGTCGGAGTATATTGGTACTCCTATGCTTACTCTGTTGCAGAGGCAAAGCAGGAGGCTAATGTATGCCTTGCGTGCATCAAAGGTAAAACGCTTGAATTACCTGTATATTATGACCTTGAAGAGAGCGGTCAGACAAGGCTCGGTATGTCTGCTCTGACAAACATTGCAATTGCTTTTTGTGATGCTATCAAAGCAAGTGGCTACCGTGCAGGAGTGTACAGTAATCTCAATTGGCTCAACAATTATCTCGATTACGAAAAACTCCGCAACAAGTACAGTATTTGGCTTGCTCAGTGGTCAAGTTCTCCAAGCAAGGCTTGCGATATTTGGCAGAACGCAGACAACGGCAGAATCAACGGCATTAACGGCAATGTTGACACAGATGTTATTATCAACAACAACATAATCAAAAAATCAAGCACGGGAGATGAAGAAGAAATGATTAAATACGGTTCACACAATACAGCGACACTTGCATTTAAGAAACTGTTAATTACTTTGTACAACATGAAGATTATCAAAACAAAAGTTGATAACTCAAACGGTTTTGGTAACGGCACATTGAAAGCTGTAAAAGAGGCGCAGAAAGCAGGTAACATCACAGCTAACGGTGTCGTTGATGAAAAGACAGTCAATGTTATCTATCATCTCATAAATGATTGCAATTGGTCTAAAGACAAAAAAATTGCCAATGCAAAAAAGGCTCTGTCATAATTGACAGATGCCCAAAGATACTGTATAATATGAAACACGGAAGTTTGTTTTTTTAATTTCTACTGTGGTAGATTAGTTTTTTTATCCTTTCTTCCGTAAAGATGACCTCGCTTATGTCATAGTGTGCGGGGTCATCTTGCTTGACTATCAACACGCAAAAAGTGCGTGCTGTTTAAATTGTCGTCATAATTTCCTATATTTATTTACTATGCAAAAAAGGCACACCGTTTATGGTGTGCCTTTTTTGTTTGATTTTTCTGCAATTTGCAGAAGTTTTTCAATAATTAACTTTTCGACATAAATTGGTGGGTTATGTTTTCCCGACTCCCAATCTTGCACAGTACGATACGGAATAAGCAATAAATCTGTCATTGCTCGCTGTGTCAACCCTGCCTTAATGCGTGCCTCTTTGATTGTCATCGACCTTATCAACTCCTTTCATATAACCATGTCATTCCGCAATAATTGAACAATGTTCGTCATCAACGATATCGTAGAAGTTTTCAGTATAGTTGCCTTCTGCTTTGTCTTCATCTTCGTACTTTTCAATTGCTTTGACTGCGTCTTCGTAAGTCTTGAAACAATCGATGAAGTCACCTGTTTCTCTGCAAGCTGTCCAATAGTTTTTCATAGTGTTTGCTCCTTTTTTTAAACACACATTCTTAACCAAGCGTTGTACGCTGATTTTTTACTTGCGTATTTTTTGCTTGTTTTTTTACCGTTGCAATTAGTTTTTAATGTTGCTGTACCGTCAAAGTGTACTGTGATACTTGCTGTTGCACCGCAAAAATCTTTGTAGTAGGTTGTTGCCATAATGTTTTCTCCTTTTCGTTTTTTATTTTGCGTGCCTATCGGGATTGTGACCGTCTGACCGTCCGCATTACCCGACCCGAAGGTCGGTCACTCTGCGATTTCTTAACATTCGATTCCATTAACTTTTGCGAAAGATTCACCAAACTTTTCATAATGCTTTTTTTCATATTCAGTGAAAAATTCTTGATTTTCGCATAGTGCAAGCTGTGCATCCAGTTCTTCTCTGATTTCGTCATCCATATAAGTTTCGGCAAGTTCAAAATCAACCGCTTTCCCATTCTCGCTGACAACATAGCCGTCAAGCATTGCTACATAGCTATCAATTATTTCCATTCCGTCTGGTTCAAGTTCTTCGCCTTCATCATCAAAGTTGATTTCTCTGATTCTTAATTCATCCGTTTCAATTTTTCTGCCACGCTGTTTTGATGTGCATTTTTCCTTGTTCGCATTGAAGATTTCCTTTGCCTTTTCAAGTGTTTCAACTCTTGCAATTTCTTCAAAAAATTCACCATATTTCTGCAATGCGATTTGTTCTTCGATTTCACTTTGCGAGAGATAACCGCCGTGTGTTCTGATTTCAATTCCTTTTTCAATTTCGATGATGTAATTTGTTTTCATAGTGTTTGCTCCTTTTTTTGTTTGTAGATGTTGTTCTGTGTTTTGATTTGTTGATTATAATATACTACACGAAATCCGTGTTGTCAATACTTTTTTGAAAAAACTTAAAATTTTTTCGGGTGGGATGAGGCTTATATGCTCAACCGCTTTTGTCTATCGTATTTTTCGTTAATTACTTACATTCAATACTATCAACTATTGATTTAAGCGTTGTTAATCTGCTTGAAAGATTTTCTAACGCTTCGAGGTCTGCAAATATACCGCCTAATTCGTCAAGCGTTATATACTCGTTTATCATTTCGTTTATTCTTTTTGCAAAAATTCTTGTTAATGCTGTTACATCATTCGTGTTCATACCGTTACACCCTTATTCTTTGTCGCTGATTTCATCTTCTGCCCATATATTACCGTTATATTCTATTACATATTTCGGTATGTTGTTGAATGTGCCGTCAATGATTATTTCTAATATTTCACCTTTTTGTCGGTTGCATTTATCGCCATAATACACCTCTTGCCCTAAATCATATTTTGTATTTATTGTCATACCGTTACCCCCTTATTCTTCACCTAAATAATTGTGTTGCATTTCGTTCCACTTATTTACTGCGACTCTTACACTTGTATAATCACCTGTGCAATCGCAAGCGTGGGTTGAACAACAAACAGCCCAATAGTCTTTATTATCGCCCAAAAGACCTCTTTCGGACGCAATAACAATTTTTCTATTCCCACAATGCTTACATGGTAATAATATATCTTTGTATTTTTCGGTGTAATACTTAGCCTTTTCAAACCGCTTTGCCATTACTTACTCTGCTCTCTTTCTTTTTTATAACTCAACCATAAATGAATAAGATTTTAACAAGATTGCGTCACATACAGCATTGAAATCTTCAAAACGAATATTACTGCTATGCTCGCAAATATCAGTTGCTATTTCTACAATATCATCACTTGTAATATCTTCTTTTTTTGCCATAGCAAGCATATTGCTATATTCTTCATTGTTGCCATTTGTGTACCACGCTCTTTCGATGCATAAAGCTCTTAATGCGTCGCTTGATAATCTTCTAACAACCTTATAACCGTATTTCATTTTATTACCTCTTTCTTTCTGCCCGTCCTGCCGATAGCACAGCGATTAGATGTTATGCCAAAAGTGATTGTTTTTGTGTAATTTTCTCACTTCCGAAGAGTTCACGGATTTCATCAAGACTGAATGTTTTTTTACTCTTTTTCTTGTAATCTTCGTTGTGATAATACCACGCTGTTTTCTTCTTTGAAAATCTGAATTTAAGGGTTTTCAACTGTTCACGGCAATTGTATGTATTACCTGTTACCCATACCCAATTACCGCAGATTTCAATTTCAATTCCTTGCAATTTAATAAGCTCGTTAATGATTTTTTTAAATTCTTCTGGAGTTTCTTTCACTTCTTCGGAAGTTTCGTAAACTTTGCCGTCTGCGGTTGATTTCGCATTTTTGAGGACTGCGAAGAGTTCGTCATATTCAGCATTAATCTCTTGCATTTCTTCTGTTGTTCCTCCGCAATCGGGATGATGAGCCATTGCAAGTTTCTTGTACTGCTTTTTAAGTTCTTCAAGTGTTTTTGGATTGTTAAACCATTTTGTGTTTGTCATAGTGTTTAATCTCCTTTGTTTTTTGAGGTCTTGCCCTCTGTTGTGACTTTATAATAACACGAATTTCGTGCCTTGTCAATAGCTTTTTTGAATTTTTTTGAAAAAATATTTTTTCGCTGACTGTTCGCTGACCGTTCGCCGTGTGCGGTTAGCGAATTCTTTTTTGCTTATATAGTATTTAATTTAAACATTATAGTGCAAAAGAGGTGTGACAATGTCATCAAATAAATATCCGTGGGACGAAATAGAGCAAGAGTACATAAACGGGTTGGAACAGTTTGAAATCCGCAAGAAATATGGTATGGCAGAGTCAACCCTGCGTAGGCATATAGACGAGTACGGTCTGCGTGAAAAAAGACAAAAAGTGACACAAAATGTCTACAAAAAAGCTACTGAACAAATTGAAAAACAAAAAGTCAACAAAATGACGAAACTTATTAAAGCCTCGGACAAGATGGATGACTTAATCCTTGATTTCTTGAGGAGAGAGGGCGATGAGTCAAACGGCTATGATGTTATCCCACCGATGCAAACTAAAGACCTGCAGAGCCTGTCAAGAGCGTTGAAAGATGCCGTAGAGGTCAAACAGAATCTACACGGCATTATCGGAAGACTTGAGGCTGAAAGGCTCGCACTTGAGCGTGAGAGGCTTGCACTTGAGCGTGAACGCTTGAAAGCACAGCAAGACAAGGACAACATAGAGCCGACTATGTTTGCTCTCTCAGATGAGGCAGAGAGGTACGCAGAATGACAAAGATTAACTATTTAGGTGTACCAAATGACAAGCAAAGACAATTCTTGCTTGCAAAGCAGAAATACATTGCCTACGGTGGAGCAAGAGGCGGTGGCAAGTCATTCGCTGTGAGAATGAAAGCCAAACTATTATGTGCGAGGTACGCAGGAATTAAGATACTTATTGTGCGTAGAACATATCCCGAATTGCTCAACAACCACATTAACACGCTAAGGGCAGAACTGGCAGGAATCGCCCGATACAACACGCAAGACAAGATATTTACATTTCCGAACGGCTCAACGATAAAATTCGGTTATTGTAAAAATGATGCTGACTTGCAACAATATCAGGGAGCTGAATTCGATGTAATCTTCATCGATGAGGCTTGTCTGCTCTCAGAACACCAAATTAAGGCTATTACGGCTTGCTTGCGTGGTGTAAATGATTATCCTAAGAGAATTTATTATACTTTGAACCCAGGCGGTCAGAGTCACGGTTATTTCAAACGGTTGTTCATTGACCGCAAATTTGGTCAGTATGAGCAAGCTGACGATTACTGCTTTATTCAGTCGCTTGTAACGGATAATAAAGCATTGATGGAAAGTCAACCTGAATACATTCAACAGCTTGAGGCATTGCCCCCAAAACTCCGTGATGCTTGGCTCTACGGCAGATGGGATGTCTTCGAGGGTATGTTCTTCGAGGATTTCCGCACAGAGGTTGATGTTGCAGAGGCACACAAACTTGGTCTTTCGCCTGAGGATGCCCTCAAATATGGTCGATACACAAATGTGATAGAGCCATTTGATATACCGCAAGAATGGCGAGTATATAGAGCGTATGACTTCGGTTACGGTAAGCCGTTTGCAATGCTGTACATAGCTGTAGACTATGACGGAAGAGCGTATGTTATTGATGAATATTACGGATGCACCGCAACACCGAACGAAGGGGTCAAGTGGCAACCATATAAGCAGTTTGAGATGTTGTCGGAGTATGAACATACACAGCCACAGCTTGCAGGTCGGGATATTCAAGGAGTGGCAGACCCTGCAATTTGGGACGGCTCACGGGGCGAATCCGTCAATGATGTAGCCGAAAAATACGGCATTTACTTTGACAAGGGACAAAATGACCGTGTTGCGGGGTGGATGCAGATGCATTACCGTTTTGCTTTCGATGAAGTCGGCAAGCCGATGCTTTATGTGTTCAGTAATTGCAAGCACACGATAAGGACTCTGCCTCTGCTGATGTTCGATGAAACAAAAAAAGAGGACTTAGACACAAGCCAAGAAGACCACATTGCTGATGCATTACGCTATTGGTGTATGTCAAGACCGATAGCTCCTGCACGCAAGATTGAACCGAAGATACCACAGCCGAATCCGCTGTCGGAAGATAACGAAAGGAAGAACTATTTATGGCACTAAGACGAAAAAAAAGACGAGAAGAAAAGGAACGCAGACAGGCAGAACAGCAGACAGAACTGCAGAGAACGCAGTCTGCTCCCGACAATCGCATCTTGTGGACTCAGGACGAGCGGAATCAGCTTGAACATATGCAGAACGGCTCAGAATTGCCACAGGACGGCACAACAGCTGAGCAGATAACGCAGATGTCATCTGATGACAATGCACCTACACAGGGCATTGTAGGCAGTGCTACAACAGAGTCAAAAGCCGTGCTGAATCCTGTGATAACTGAGCGTACAGTCTTACAGGCATATGACCGATTAATGCGGTACAAGACCTACAAGACAAGCCTTGATAGAAGAATTAAAGCGAATGAAGATTACTGGAAACTTCGTCAGTGGGATTACTATGACCACAATGGCAACAAGAAAAAAGGTGACAACGAGGTCGCAACAGCTTGGCTGTGGAACTGCATTGCATCTAAGCACGCAGACTTGATGGACGGTTATCCCGAATCAAACATCAGACCTAAGCGTGAAGATGATGTGGAAGAGGCTGAAAAGCTCAAGAGCATCCTGCCTGTAATCTTTGAAGAAAATGACTATGAGAATACATATTCGGAACTTGCCAACTACATACTCAAACAGGGTGTTTGTTGTGCAGGAGTCTTTTGGGACGGTACAAAACACGATGGACTCGGTGATATCTCAGTCGAAAAGATTGACATACTCAATCTGTTTTGGGAGTCAGGTGTGACCGATATACAGGATAGCAAAGAGGTGTTTCATACCTCACTTGTGGATAATGAATCGCTTGTCAAGCAGTATCCACAGCTTGAAGGAAAGCTCAACAGCCACAAGGTAATATCTGACCAGTATCGCACAGATGATGCCATTGATACAGACGGTAAGACAACCGTTGTAGATTGGTTCTACAAGGTGTCAGACAGCAACGGTAATCAGGTCTTGCATTACTGCAAGTTTGTAGAGGGTACGGTGCTTTTTGCGACCGAGAACGATGCTGAAAATTATCCAAACGGTTGGTATGACCACGGACTCTATCCCTTTGTTGTTACTCCGTTATTCCCTGTTGAGGGCAGTATTGCAGGATACGGATATACGGACATTGGCAGAGGCGACCAACACGCTATAGATGTACTTACACAGGCTATGCTTACAAATGCGAGAGTAACAAGTAAGCCGAGATATTTCATCAAGACCAATGGAGCGGTCAACGAGGCTGAGTTTGCTGACTGGAACAAAGACTTTGTACACACAACAGGTAGTTTAAACGATGACTCAATCATGCCGATTGCAACCTCACCAGTACCGACATTTGTTGTGAATATGAGGGAAAACCTCATAGCTGAGATGAAGGAAACACTTGGTAACCGTGATGTCAATAACGGTGGTAGCACTTCGGGAGTCACCGCCGCATCGGCTATTGCGACAATGCAGGAACAGAGCGGTAAGATGAGCCGTACTCATAACAAGATTATGTACACGATGCACCGCAAGATTACAAATATGGTCATCGAATTAATCCGTCAGTTTTACGATGTGCTTAGAGAATACCGCATCACAGGCAAATACGGACAAGAAAAATTCGTACAGTACAACAACGCAGGTCTCAAACCGCAGAAACAGCCGAGCATTCTCGGCAGAGATATGGGACTCAGACTTCCTTGCTTTGACATCGAGGTCACCGCACAGAAAGCCTCGCCATACACAAAAATGGAACAGAACGAACTTGCGATACAGTTGTACAACCTCGGTGTGTTCTCTCCTCAGAATGTCGATATGTCGCTTATGCTGTTACAGACAATGGACTTCGCACACAAGGATGAAATCATACAGATGATAATGCAAAACGGCACAATGTTTGATAAGTATCAGCAGTTACAGAAGATTGCATTCAACCTTGCACAGCAGGTAGATATGCAGAATGGCACGCAAATGGCTGAACAGCTTGCACAGGCGATTCTCGTTGAAAACGGAAACAATTCCGAAGAGCCGAGCGGTAATCTCTCTGTTGATGGCATTACAACAGACGATACATCCGAAAGGTCATTCATGACGAATGCAAGAGAAAAAGCACAGGCATCAACTCAGGTTAATCAGTAAGGAGAATACTATATATGCTCAAAGTTAAAGTCGATACTAAGAATTACACCGTAACAATGAGAGGTCACGCAGACTTTGCTGAAAACGGCAAGGATATCGTGTGTGCAGGGGCATCAACTCTCTTGTACACACTTGCAAACACGCTTGAGGAATTCCGCACAGCTATGACAGAATCACCATCATTTACCATCAATGGCGAGGGTGAGAAACAGCGTGTTACATACAGATGCAAGCCTAATGAGGAATACGAGCCTAATGTGCAGTTAGTTTTTATGACCGTTACAACAGGCTTTAATCTGCTTGCTGAAAACTATCCCGATAACATTAAACTGACCGTTATCTAATTCTCTCCCAACTCTCTCCCAAAGTTTCTAAGCACCCATAATTGGGTGCTTTTTTATGTCTAAAATAACATTTTGCTGATGACCGCAAAATGTTCAATTCGTAAAAATGGGTGTTTTTTACGAATTGCAAAATTTTTTATCGTTTTGAAATTGATGGTTGGAGGTGTTTGCCCTTGCAATGCTAAATTGTGAACATAGGCTCGTGACCTTAACCACAGACTTTTTATGGAAGGAGATAGCAATGGTTAAGACTATCTCAACAGCCGTTGTTACTGAACTTATGTTCCGTTGTTTCAACATTCAGCTTTTTGCTGACGGTGGCGGTGGTGCATCTGCAGGTGCATCCGCAGGAGCAGGAACAGGCGAAGGCTCAACAGGCATTGCAGGAGAAACAACAAGCACATCGCTCCCTGCCGATGGTAACAAAGGCTCTGCACCGAAGATTGTTTACGGTAAGCAGAGTGAAAGCAACACCGAAGTCGGTGCTGTTCCCGAAGAAAAGCCGAAAATGACTTTTGCCGAACTCGTTAAATCAGATGAGTGGAAAGACGATGCCCAGAAGTATATGGACAAAGCCTTCTCGAAGAGATTCAAAGAGCAGGAGTCGCTCAAGGCTGAGAACGCAAGAATGCGTGACATCCTCAACATAGCTAATGTCAGATACGGTCTTGATTCCGAATCAGAAAGCTTTCTCGATGACCTCAGCAACAGTATTCAGAACGATACGAAACTGTATGAAGATGAGGCACTTGAGGCAGGATTGCCTGTTGAAGAGTATGTCAAAGTCAAGAAAGCAGAGAGAATCCTCGAAAACAACAAGCGTGAACAGGCAGACAAAGAAAGACAGGCATTCATTAACGAACATTGCAGAAACCTTGTGAGTCAGTCGGATGCAATGAAAGAGCAGTTTCCTTCTTTCGACCTTGAAACAGAGATGAGTAATCCTCAGTTTCGCAAGCTCGTTGACCCACAGGAATTAGGCGGTATTGGTCTTTCAGTAGACAACGCTTACCGTGTGATTCATTACAAAGACATTCTCAATGCTACCGTAAACAATGCGGTCAATCAGACAGCTATCAATACTGCGAATGCCGTTAAAGCTAACAAAGAAAGACCGAGGGAAAACGGTATGAATCACCGTGCATCCGTCATTGTGAAGGATGACCCGTCACAGTTTACTCTTGATGATTTTAAGCGAATCAAGGAACAGTTTATCAGAACAGGTGTTGCTCCAAAATTCTAACAATAAAGGAGCATTATTATGTCTAATATTATGTACAATCTTATTCTCCAACTTTTTGCTGACGAAACAACATTGAACGCAAACAAAACATCCGCAAGTGGAATGTCCCCGACAATGAAGACATTCTATGATACATCCCTTCTTGAAAACGCAAGAGCAGAACTTATCTTCAATCAGTTTGGCGACAAGCAGAAGATTCACGGAAATAAGTGCGAATGGAGAAAATTCAACACATTCCCGAAGGCTCTTACACCGATTACCGAAGGTGTTACACCGACAGGACAGGCTTTCGGTATGACGAAGATTGAAGGTACAACATCACAGCACGGCGATTACACCACAATCACAGACAGACTTGAATATGAGGCATATGACCCGATTATTCAGGGCTGTACAGAAGAGATGGGTGCGTCGGCAGGTGCGACTATGGACACTCTCACGAGAAATGTCCTCATTGCAGGTAACTCTGTTATGTACTGCCCGAAGAAGGACGGCACAGTAATCTCAACAAGAGATACACTCACAGCAGATTGTGTTCTCACTCCTGCCGTTGTGAAGAAGGCTGTTACTTGGCTCAAAAAAAACAAAGCACCGAAGATTAACGGTAGCTATGTATGTCTTATTCATCCCTCGGTCGCTCATGACCTTACAGAGTCCGACGAATGGAAAGAGTACCACAAGTACAATGACACAGCACCTATCTTCAAGGGCGAAATCGGCGAACTTCACGGTTGCCGTTTTGTCGAGTCAACAGAATGTAAGATTCACGCACACAATAAACTCGGCATCGCTACATATGACACACTTTTTCTCGGTGCAAAGGCTTTCGGTATCATTGAACCTGAGAACGAGTCAATGCATATGATTATCAAGGACAAGTCGGAGATTGGCGGTCCTCTCGAACTTTACAGCACAGTCGGTTACAAATTCAGCCACGGTGCTAAGATTCTTTATGAAGAGAGAATCCTCCGTGTCGAGTCAGGTTCTTCTTACTCATCTGTTGACGAAGAAAACTGATAAGGAGATTATCTTATATGGCTACAAATTCAAATAAGAATGCAGGTCTTACAGGTAAGAAAGTTACTGTTATTCTTCCTCGTGACCCTCAGATTGAGGGTGACGGAGCAGAACAGGAATTCTTCTCGGTCAACGGTCACAATATTCTTGTGCAGACCGATGTACCTGTTGAGGTGGATGAAATCTTTGCTGAGGTTATTAATAACAAGGCAAAGGCTCGCACACAGGCGAGGGAATTCATCAAAAAGATGGCATTCAAAGACAGCAAGCCGATGGCTTGATTATGAGATTAAGAGGCGGTTTTTCCGCCTCTTTTTTGTTTTTAAGGAGATGAATATATGGACTACATTACAATAGCTGATGCAATCGATATGATTGATGCAACAGTACCAAACAACCGCACGGAAGATGAAAAGATTGCTTGGCTTGACTCTCTCGACAGAATGGTCAAGAACGAAGTTTTCGATACGCACGAAGGTTATGAAGATACAGACTTCATCGGATATGACGAGAACACATCACGCAATCAGCCGTTACTGATTCCTAAACCGTATGCAGTAGAGATTTACAAGACATTTCTTGAACTCCAAATACACCTTGTCAACAAGGAGTATGACAGATACAACGCATCCTCAGCACAGTACAGCAACCATTATGACTCTTTTGTCAATTGGTGGCATTGCAACCATATGCCGAAAGAAATTGCTCATATAACATTTTAGGCGGTGATATTATGGCTTTTAATTTTCCACAGCTTGATTCATCCTCTGCACAGCGAGAGTATCAAGAACAGTTCGCAGGATATAACCACAACATCCGCATCGGTGACACGGAATTCTATGATATGCAGAATATGACAGGCAATTACTATCCTGTGTTGTCACCGAGAGATAAGAGAGGCATTGTACAACAGTTTACCAAGCCTAAATGTATGGCAAGCCGTGATAACCTCTGCTACATTGACGGTATGTATTTATATATTGACGGCGAAAAGGTTGACCATATTATTTTGACGGACACAGATAAAACAATGGTGTCGATGGGTGCATACCTTGTTATTTTTCCTGACAAGGTCTTCATTAATACGGAAGATACATCCGACTGGGGATATCTTGATAACACGATTGAGATAGCAACAGAGGTCAACAATGTTGTATATACAATGTGTACGAAAGATGGCACTAAGTATCAATACCAAAACCCAAAAGGTGAAAACTATGTCTATGTAGGCGATGAGTCACCTAATGTCGGTGAGAAGGAAACAGTCGCAAACGGTTACAAATGGCTTGATACAAGCGGTGACACGCACTATCTGAAAGTATGGAACTCAAACACACGGATGTGGTCATCTCTCTCAACAACCTATGTGCGTATTGAGTCAACAGGCATCGGAAAAGGTTTCAAGGAAGGTGATGCCGTAACAATCAGCGGTTGTGACTCCTCTTCCTCTTCGGGTAGTGACAAAACCAAAGAACAGATTGATACTCTTAACACTTCAATGCTCATTAAATCTATTGACGAGAAGGAAAACTGGGTTGTAGTTACTGCAATACTTGATAATGTTGTCACTCAGTCTAAGGGTACGGTCAAACTTGAGCGTGTTGCTCCGATTATGGATTTCGTCATCGAATCGAACAACCGTTTGTGGGGATGCCGTTACGGTCTTAACAACGAGGGTAAAATTGTCAACGAAATCTATGCTTGCAAGCAAGGTGATTTCAAGAACTGGTTTGTTTATGCAGGTATATCAACAGACTCTTATGCTGTTTCTGTTGGCTCAGACGGTGTGTGGACAGGTGCAATTGCTTACGGTAATTATTTACTATTCTTCAAAGAAAATTGCATACACAAAGTTTACGGCTCAATGCCGAGCAATTATCAGGTAATTGAGCAGAAAGTAAGAGGTGTTCAGAAGGGTTCATCAAAGAGTCTTTGCATACTCAATGAAACTCTGTTCTATAAATCCGCAACAGATGTCTGTTACTATGACGGTTCATTACCGACAAGCATATCAAATCCTCTCGGTGCGGTTAGCTATAGCAACGCTGTCAGCGGTACTATTGGAAATAGATATTATATCTGTATGCAGGACACAAGTGGAGTATGGACTCTCTTCGTTTACGATATCACAACAGGGATGTGGCACAAAGAGGATAACATACACATAAAAGAATTTTGCAAAGTTAAGACAGACCTTTATTTCATCGATGCCGACAGTTATCAGCTTATGACCACAACAGGCAGAGGCACGGCAGAAGATGACTTTGAATGGTATGCGGAAACAGGCTCTATAGGCTACTCCTACTCCGATAACAAGTATGTAGGAAGAATGTTACTCAGAGTACAAAAACCGATTACAAGCCAAATTAGAGTGCGTATTCGCTATGACGACTCAGAGTGTTGGGAAACAGTTTCATCAATTGGCGGTCACGGCACGAAATCTTATAGCATACCTGTCCTACCTCGCAGATGTGACCATTTTGCAATTCGCATTGAAGGCAAAGGTGCTTGCAAGATTTACTCAATTTCAAAGGTATTGGAGATTGGAAGTGATGTTTAATGAATTTTATTGATTTGCCAAATATTGGCAACGGTACAGCCGAAGAACAGTTAGCACAGATACGCAGTTACATATACCGTAGCAATGAACAGTTAAACGCAACACTTGCCAATCTTTCAGTAGATAAGATGTGGGAGCAGACAGCATCGGCTCTGTCTGCATCCAATGGCGATATCGTAGAGGTAAATAAAGACCTTATGAGCCGTTATGCTACCATCCGTGACCTTGTAATTAAGACAGCTGATGTAGTGATACAGTCAGACGAAAAATTCACTTCGCAGATGAACGGTAATTATGTTGCTATATCTGACTTTGGAAAATATCTTCGTGACACAACGCTCGATATATCAGGCAGTAGTGTGGGAATTGAATATTTATACAACTATGCATCACAGCTTGAAACAGACCTTGATAATTACAAAGTCAATCAGACTTCGTATATCAAGCAAGGCTTACTTGATGAGAGCGGAGCAAGTCCGATATACGGTGTTGAAGTCGGTTTGCTCTCGGATTCTTTCGAGTATAACGGCAAGGTTATCGATACACGGTCAAATCTCAAAACAAGAATTACACCGACTGAGATGTCTTGGTGGGCAGAAAACAAAAAGCTTTTTTATCTTGATAAAGACTCAGTATATTTCCCATACGCAAAAATAACAGGTGGTAGTATCAATATCGGCAACGGCACATTTACGGTTGATAGCTACGGTAATATAAATGCAACTTCGGGTACAATCGGCGGTCTTGATATTACCGCTCTTACAGATATGGCAATGGGTATTGATATCCGCCCGAACGCTACGCTTGTTAAGAAGACAGTAACAGACGGTTACGATGTTCAAAATATTGCAGTCAATCTCACAGCAAGAAACATCAATGTCGCATCAACAAGGTGGTACACCTCGAATGACGGTGAAGTGTGGACAGAGTACACACGAACAGCAACCGCAATGAATATGAGGATTTCAACCGCAACCGCTTTTGAAAACTCATCTGTACTGTATGTCAAAGCTGAAAGTAAAGCCGACACAGGCAATACAATCTACACGGCAGTATGCTCAATTGGTTGTGTGTCAGATGGAGAAAACGGAACTTCGGTAACAATCCTCGGTTCGGCATACAAGAATAATGATGATTTTCATGTCGGTACTCCTTATGACTTGTATTTTGACTCTGAGTGTAAAAACATTATCAACAAGACAACAACAACGCTGAATAATGGCGATGCTTACCTTGTCAAAGGCTATTTGTTTGTGTGGAACAATAAAAACGGTGCTTTTATTTGCACAGGTGAAATCAAAGGTAAAGACGGTAAAGATGGCATAGATGCACAGGCTTATGAAATCTATACCGATGTATCATCAGTCAACAAGAATATTCTCGGTACATCTTGCTCCCCGTCAACAATAAACATTGAATTCCGTCAAAACTCAGGCGGTAATACACAGCTTGTAACAGCAAGCGAAATAAGAGTATGGAGAATAAACGGCAACAAATCTGTATTTTACAAGTCACAGAAAAATACAAATAATTTCTCTCTTTCGCTGTCGGGAGAATTCAACGCATATATAGCGACTTGCACGGCTATCAAAATTGAAGTCAGTTACAACAATAAAGTCTACACAAAGACAATTTCGTTGATTGTATCGGCAGAAGAAATCAAAGCTTGGGCGAAAGTAGAAAACGGTCAGACGGTTATTGACGGTTCAAAAATCTACACAGGCTCTATCACAGCCGAGAAAATAGATGTCGCATACCGCAACACGCTCGCAACAGGTGAACAGCTTACAACAGCTATCTCAAATGTTAATGACTCAATATCTGCTTGGGCAAGTAAAATCGACTCCAACACCACGGATATTGCTAACTTAACGGTTAAATCAAACGAAATCTCATCAACTGTTACGCAGAAAACAAGCACAAGCACTATTCAAAGTATTATTCGACAATCGGCAAATGCAGTTGAGTTTGCTTGGAGTGAATCGAAACTTGGCAATGTGATTAAGCTTGAAGACGGTGATATTAACTTTTATTATTTTGGCAAAAAAATGTCGAGTGTTTCAAAATACGGACAGTCTTTTTGGCGAGATAATCTGTCAATTGGTTACATTGGTGCAACTAAATGGAAAACTGCACCATCAATTAAAGGACTTGCGATTAACCTTGATAAAGCTAACGGAAAATTTATTGCTTTCGGTTACGAAAGTGGGGATGGTTATGAAACGCAATTAGCATTTGCTAAAAACAACGCAATCGGAAACGATAACGAAGGTGTATTTTGCTACGCTAATTTTTTTGGAGGTAACACATTCAACAGCGGTTGGAGTACAATACGCAGATTTTGGTTGAGAGATGTTTCTGTTGAAATGGGATTGCGTACCAAAGACAATCGAAACGGTCAGTTATACAACACGGTTACAGCAGATATACCGTATATCCGAACAATAAAATCAGGTAGTAACGGCTCAATTACTTGGACATATAGCACACTTAAAGTAGTTAATGGGTTGATTACAAGTTATTAACAAAGGAGAATTTCTATGGACAAAAACATCACAAAAACAGTAGAAGAAACCACAACAAACACACCACCAACAGCACCTGAATCAGTATTGATTATTGATTTGCAAAACAAATTATATCAGCTTGCTAACTATCCTAATCTTTCACCGACAATTATCGAAATGGCTTTTGGTGAAGTGTACAAATCTGTGCAGAACAAGGCATTAACAACTGTACAGACAGAGTATGAGAACTACCGCAAGCGAGTTGATGAATTTGAAAAGGAACAGAACCCGAAAGGAGATTAAAGCATATGGCATATGTATATCAAAAATACAACCAGTCATCAAATGCAACTAATTATCAGAACCGACAAGATGAGGCAACAAACCGATATAACGATTTCGCTCAGACAGGCTACACAACAGGGGCAGGTGGTTTTGGCGGTCAGATAAATTCTGCACAGGCTAAACTTAATCAGTTATACGGCAACAACAACCTCTCGCAGCAGTTTAAATACGGCAATCAGGGAGCATACAACAAAGCGATGAACGCTGTTGCTAATCGCAAAGCATTCAGTTATGACCTCTCAAATGATACGCTTTTTCAGCAGGCAAAAGAACAATACCAAAATATGGGCAAGGTTGCAATGGCTGATACAGTAGGTCAGGCATCTGCGATGACAGGCGGTTACGGCAACAGTTACGCAACAACTGCAGGCTCTCAGGCTTATCAAGGCTATCTGCAACAGCTTAACAATGACATCGGTAATTATTACAGTATGGCATTAAGCGGTTACAATGCCGAAACAGACAGACTTAATAACATTTACAATATGTACGCTCAAGACAGAAGTCAACAGCAGAATGAGTGGTCTAACAACTGGAATGTATATAACAATCTGTATGGCTTGTATCAGAGCGAACTGCAGAACGCACAGAGCAATGACCTCAACGCTTGGAATCAGAAAGGTACAAACCTTTACAACTCTGCTAATCTTGCGACAAATCAGTACGGTACTGCATCAAGCAATGACATCGATACTTGGAAACAGGGTGAAACATTGCGTGCAGAGCAGGCACAGCAGGAAGAAACCGAAAGAGCAAACCGTATTGAAGAGGCATACAAGAACGCACAGCTTGCCGAACAAATCAGAGCGAACAAAGCCGAAGAGGCATACAGACAGTCTGCACTTGCTGAAACAATTCGCAACAACAAAGCGACAGAAAAAATCAATACATACAAAGCACAAAACTCGTCATCATCTAAAAAAAGTGCTGAGTCTTGGTATAATGTAAACGCAAAATCAACAAGCAACAATACAACCTCTGCATACATTCAGAAGATTGACAGTGAGGCACAGTCTTTGCAGTACAGTAAATACGGCGGTGATTACACAAAAGCAATCAACAATGTGCTTGAAAAGTATATGGATAAAGCACTTACTAATCACACTCTTTCGAGTGGTGAGATTAACTATATCACTAAATATTATGGTGCTTCCGACCTTGCAAAAGAGCTTAAAAGAACGCAAAAATCTTCTACTAAATAAGGAGAAAATTTATGACTTTTCGTGATTTACTCAAAAAGAAAAATAATGATAATGACTCTCAATCGACAAGTTCGGTTGAGAGTTCTTCCGCAACTATTGACGATACACAAAGCAAAAATAAAACAATGAGAAGTACACTCGGACAGAGTGATAGAGCAAACAATAAATCAATGCTTGACTATCTTCGTACACAAGAGGCGGTTGGTCAGGAAGAAGAGGAACAGACTGACACAGCACAAGCCTCAGCAGGTGTTGACATTATGTCAAGGTACTATAATTCATCTCAGCTTGCAAACAAAAACGCACAAAATGAATTGAGCAAAAGCACCTTTGACTCAATGAAAAATAAGGTTGATAATATTGCAAAGTATTATAACGGCTCAAATAAGTTATCTGATGATATGGTGTCAGCTTATAAAACTTTATCAGATAACGGTTATAAAAGTCTTGAAGAAGTAGAAGAAAATATACTTGACGGTGATTTACCAAAAGATGTTACAAGTGCTTACAAGTATATTACTGACAATCTTAATAAAATTTCATCTACTGACCAACAGTCAACCGATACTCTTGGTGCGTTAGCAAAACAGTATGTAGCTAAACACGGCTATACAGAGGACACAGAAGATTATCAAGCTTATATTCAAAACGCAGAAGATGTTGAAAACTACTATAAAAATTCAGCAAAAGAAATTCAAAATGCAATGTCAGATTTCGATACCGAACAGGAATACAAATCTGCTGTTGCACAGGCAGAAGAAGATGCCAAAACTTCCGATGACTTACAGAAGGAATATGACGAACTGAAAAAAGAATATGATGTAGAAAGCAAGAAAAGTTTTGACAAAGAATCATATTCAGACTCTGAAATAGCGGAGTATTATAACAATATAAACGCAAAAGCAGAACAGCTTGATAACCTACAGAGAAAAATTGACCAAAAAAAGGAACTCGAAAACGAAAAGAAATACTATACTGATTTTCGTAAACAAAATCCCGAAGTGGCAAAAACTCTTGATGCTTACTACGATATGCAGTCATATGAAGAGGAACACTCCAAAGATGCATTTGATACATATAACAAGGATGCTTTAAAAGAGAAACTCGAAAAAGGCAAATCGCCGACAGACTCCTTATATACCGACGAAGAGAAAAAAGCCATCGAAACTAACTTTAATTCGCTTAAAACTCTCGATGGTTGGAATGTTGACCAAATTTATAAATACTACAAGCGAGCCAAAGACAGAGAAAAAGCCGAGAAAGAAAATGAAAATATTAAAGATTTCGCTGATAAGCACCCGATTGCAAGTACGGCTATAAGTACGCTTAATATGATTCCGTCAGCTTTTGAATCCTCACCAAAACAAGTTGCATCCGTTGTTGATAAATGGACAGGCGGTGACGGATATTATAATCCCGAGGAATCTGCCGTGTACCAAAACAATTTACTGCAACAAAAAGTCGCAAGTAATATAGATAATCCGTTTTTGCAAGGTGTGTATCAACAGGGAGTCAGCCTTGTTGATAACGCTATTCGTATGGGTATCGCATATGCAAATCCTGCTGTCGGATTATCTATGATGGGTGCAGAGGTAGCAACACAGGGATTTGATGATACTATTGAAAATGGCGGTTCAGTAGAGCAAGCACTCTTCACAGGTCTTGCTTACGCAGGTATTGAAGTGCTTACCGAAAGCGTATCACTTGGCAAGTTGAAAAGTTTCAAGAATGGCGGTGTAAAGGAATTCAAGAGCATTTTAAAGAATGCAGGAAAGCAGATTTTGACCGAGGCATCGGAAGAAGTATCTGCAACGCTCCTTGATAGTGTAGCAGATGAAATCATTAACGGTAGCTTATCTCAGCTTGAAACAGAGTATGACAGATACATTGACAGCGGTATGTCTGAAACTGAGGCAGGACAGGCAGTAATGCTGAATTACGGCGGTCAGATTATACAGGATGCGATTGGCGGTGCGTTGATGGGCGGAATTTCGGGTACTGCCGTCAATACATCTCAGTACCGAAGAAATATTAAGGCAGGAAAATCTATATCCTCTCTTGATAACATAGACACAGTTAAGAACCTTGCCAAGCATTACGGTCTTAATGATAGCGTTACCGATTATGAAAGCAACCCGACCAATGCAAAACTCGGTGCTTTGCAGAGCGAGGCATACGAAAAAGCAACAGAAAGTATGCCATCGGAAAAAGACCTTAAAAAAGTCATCAAAAAATCAAACCTTGCATCAGACGAAAAGGTTGTTGCTAATAAACTTACAAGCGGTGAAGATTTAACAAATGATGACCTTGAGAAAATCAAAAGGTCTGAAAATTTAAAGTCACTTCTCGCAAATGATGTTGTCAATCAGGCAAAGACTGCAAGATTTAATCAGCAGACTGCATTGCTTTCCGCAGATACAAAGCTGTTCACACCGAACCTCATTGAATTTGACGCTGAGAAAAGTGATGCTGATGCAAATCCTAACAAAGCCGAAATGCTCGACAAGTTTCTTTCAAAAAACGCTAAGAATATGACAATCAACACCGATACGGTTGATAAGATGAAAGATGCTTATAACGGATTAGAAGATAAAATCGAGCCTGATACTTTCGCTATGGAGTATGCGAAATTTTATAATCAGGGTGTCCGTGCGGTTGCGTTTCAGAGCTTGAATAGCACGGTATCACAGTTACCATACAATGTACAAGTATCGGCTTACGAAGATGGCTTAAATAAGTACACAACGGCACTCAAAGCTGGCAATGCTCTTTCAAAATTACAGCAGGAATGGAAAGAAAAAACAAACGGTTACGCTAAAGGTACGGTTGACACTTCCGCTCTTGAAGGTATCAAACTTAACGATGAGCAAAAAGCAACAGCTAACTATATTTCAAAGTTTGCTGACTTTGGCTTAAATGTCAAGTTATATGCCTCACAAGCTGACGAAAACGGTAATTTCTCACTTGAAAACGGTGCGTATAATTCAACTACTAACACCGTATCAATTGACCTTAACGCTAAAAGAAAAACTGTTGACCAAGCATTAAAGCAGGGTGCGATTATAGCAACATTCGGTCACGAGTTGACTCACATTGCAGAACACGCACCAACCGAATATACTGAACTTACAAAAGCAATTCGTGATACAGTCGGTACAGATATTTTTAATGCAACTGTTGATAAACACCGTTCAATTCTTGAAGATTACAACAGCAAAAGTTGGCAGAAAATGTCCGAGAGTGAAAAGAAAATTTCAGCAACAAAAGAAGCCATTGCGGAGTTTTCTTCTGACCTCGTTAATCAAAGCAAAATTCTCGAAAAAATGTCGAAAGAAAATCCATCGGCAGGTAAAAAGTTTATCAAAGCAATCAAGAGTGCAATTGCTAAAATTAAAA